GTCGTCAGCGGCGCAAGTGCTGCGTCAAAATAGGTTGGTGCCCTTTCGACGTAAACGCGTAGTTTCACTAGTAGAGTGGTTTGTTGAGAGAGGCCTGAAAAGAATGCTCCTGTCGTGTCAAACGGACAACTTTTCTGCGGGTAAGGGCAAACCTCGGTAGCGGTGGCTGCATTCATGTAAGACACTGAAGCTATGCCAGTCGCACCGGGGCTGCTGTTCTCCGCAAATATGGCTGCCCAGCATGACTCTCTGGTTATGGGGTTTGAGATCGAAGACTGGAAACAGTTTGCATAGGCACCATCTCTCGCTGCCCAAGTTCGGCACGACTTGAGTCGCTGGGCCTGATCTGCATATGCTGGTGCGGTACAGAATCGGTTGCCCGAGATGTTGGATTGGCGCACTCCTCCTGAGGTGGAGTAGTGCACGCAGTGGGGAGCTGACATCTGTGGCATGCGGTATGTCGTAACGGCTCCCTGCTTGTAGAGGTCGGCCGTGGTGTTATGGACTTCAAATCCCATCCCGATTATTCGAGAGTTGCCGGAAATCAAGTCTGTCACACCGTTGCCCGGTAGACCATTGTGCACAGTAGTTGCTGGAATGGGGTTTATCTGCGGCGTCAAAGCCGCCCCCGGAGCTCCCTTGGCTATGTTGAGGAGACTCATGTAGACTTGCGCGTTAACTGCTTGCTCATCGTAGTTGGCCCAGTTACTGCTTTCGTTCACAATGTTATGTGAGCCGAACTGCGTGAGCGGAAGGTTGTAGATGTGCGCATCCCACTCACCAGCGACGCCAGGGGGCGCCGTGATGGTAGTTTGGTACTGATACAGAGAGACTACGGTTTGTGAAGTGTCTGCATCGGGATAGCCTGCGATTGGATGCGAGAAATCGTGGAAAGGGTCCAGGGCGGTGATTAACCAATCCTTGCCGTCCTGAGTCAACTTGCTTGAGTTGACGAGGGTCTGTAGGAAATCAGACCTCTCACCCGATCTAGCGGTTCTGCGGAGCTGCTGCTGTGACATGCTAGAGAATACTGATGTTTTATCAGTTATTTTCTCGGCGCTCCAGCTCGCCGAGGGGCAGTGGCTAAGCGGCCATGCCCAGCGCCACTCGCGAAGCTTGCCTGTATGCTTCGAGCTGCGGGTGGTGCCTGAGATTTGCCTCTAAGCTTTCAAGGGCTTCGAGGCGGCCAGGTGAAGTAATTGACATAAGCAGTGTTGCGAATTGCTTTTGGGGTCGCTCAGGAACACACCGAACAGCGCCGTCCCGGGTGTACATTTCCTGAGAGCAGAAATGAATCTTCTCGTCACTCCTCACGACGTCTGTCATTGTTATGCCAAATCGTTCGCGGAAGTGGTCCACTATCATCTGCTCCGACATCGCCTCCGGATAGAAGGCCACGTTGTCGTCTCCCTGGGTCATGAATGCCGGTTCATACCCAAATTCCTGTGCTGTTAAGATGTCCAGCAAGCCGCGAGCTCTCCCATTGGAGCTGGAAGTAACTTTTCGGCCGCTGGCCTGTCCGCCCAGGACGCTACGCTTGAAACACCTGCCGTCTGACAACATCACGATGCGGTGTGCGTGCAGTATTGTGACGCATCGGACAGCGTTTTCCCACGCCTGATCCTTTGCGCCGTTAAGCTCTATTCTGCACTCTGCCTCCATCTTCAGTATCTGGTGAGGCGCGAAAGTATCCCACGCTCTAACGTCATTGGAGACTGTCAGGGCGAACTTCTTTGCGTATGCTATTAGTTCAGCCACTTGTGCATCTGACAGTCCCATGCCGCTCTTGCTTGGGATCTCACGCCACATTTTGATTTCAGCGTTATCTTACACACTGAAGAGGATGCGCTCGACCAGCTGGTCAGCAATGGAAAGCGAATTGATTAGGCGCCAACGGTGCTCTAGCGCCTTCTTGCCAGAATGTGCCTCATCCTTGACGAAAATGCGAATAACGTCAACAAGGCCGTTGACCACGGCCCAGGATGGGTCTGCTTTGAGTTTCCTTCTCAGCCATTTTGGGTCTAGCTGAGAAAGGGTGATAACACGCCATCTCACTGTTGCGATGAGGTCTCGGGTCGCTATTGGATCAGCGAGGAGATCCTCGTTAGTACGGTACAGTAGACCACGAGGGTAGCCAGGAGAAGCGTCCGGGTTGACGCTCAGGAGGCAACTCAGAATATTGCTGTCTGAGAGCGAGTCCTTCAATGTCAGGTATGTCCTCGGATACATTGACTGTGCTTTGGCTATAGCGTCCCTACGTGCCTGCCTTGAAATCTTTG